CACACAATCAAGTGTAACTAAAGGTGGCATACATTTAGCTAAAGCAACTGTTGATAAAGAAAGATTAGCAACTGTTGTTGGTTATGTTGTTGCTATGGGACCTGATGCTTACGGAGACTTACATAAGTTTCCTGAAGGTGCTTGGTGTAAAGAAGGTGATTGGGTAATCTTTGGTAGATATGCAGGAGCTCGTTTTCAGATAGAAGGTGGCGATATGCGACTTTTAAATGATGACGAAATCTTAGCTACTATAGACGACCCAGAAGCAATTTTATCATAACAATCTTGAGGAGGACTCATGCAAAATAATGAAGCAGAAAAAATAGAATTAGAACTTCCAGAAGGGGAAGTCGATATTCATGAAGCAGATGTTGATGATTCTATAAAAGAAGAAACAGCACCTGTAGAAGAAAAAGTCGTCGAACAAAAAGACGAATTAGACGAAGTAACAGATTCAGTACAAAAACGTATTGATAAGTTAACTTATAAAATGCGAGAAGCAGAAAGACAGCGAGATGAAGCTGTAAATTATGCTCAAAGCATTAACCAAAGTAATACTCAGTTAAAAGAAAAATTAAAGAATTCTGATTCTTCCCTTTTCAAAGAGTACGACAATAGGGTACAATCAGAAATAGCAGGAGCCAAAATTTTATTAAAAGAGGCTCAAGATGCAGGAGATGGTGAAGCTGTAGCTGAAGCAACAGAAAAACTTTCTAGAGCTAGTGCTGAAGCAGAAAACCTTAGAAGGCTATCTGCACAACACGCAGTTAAAGAAAAGAATAGTGTTGAAGAAGTTCCAGTAGAAAACTATCAACCTACATTACAACCTCAGACCAAAGGACCTGACCCTAAAGCAGAGAAATGGGCTGAGAAAAATAAATGGTTTGGAGATGACCAAGCAATGACGTTTGCAGCATTTGGAATACATAAAGAATTAGTTGAAAGTGGTTACGACCCTTCTTCTGATGATTATTATTCTGAAGAAGATAGACGTATGCAAGATAATTTTCCACACAAGTTTTCAGAAGAGCAATCTGCCCCCGTGCAACAGGTTGCTGCCAGTAGCAGAGGTGCTAGTGGTAAAAAATCATCACGCAAAATAAAGTTGACACCTAGTCAAGTAGCGATAGCTAAAAGACTAAACGTGCCGCTAGAAGAATATGCTAAGCATATCGAAGGAGTATAAAAATGACAGACGAAAATAAAACAACAGAAGTCGCAACGGACAGAAACTCTAGGTCCGCAGAGACACGAGACTCTCAAACTCGCAGAACGCCTTGGAAACCCCCGTCAATGTTAGACGCACCAGAAGCACCTCCTGGATATCAATTCAGGTGGATTCGTGAAGCTACTAGAGGACATGATGATAAATCTAATATGTCTAAACGTATTAGAGAAGGATATGAACCTGTGAGAGCAGAAGATTATCCTGATTTTGAAGCACCAACAGTAGATAGCGGAAGCAATAAAGGAGTAATTGGGGTTGGAGGTTTAATTCTCGCTAAAGTACCAGTTGAAACCGCACAAGAACGTACAGAGTATTTTCAAGACCAAGCAAGAACTGCTATGGACGGTGTAGACCAAAACTTTATGAGAGAAAGCGATGCTAGAATGCCTATTAAGGATAGCGATATCCAAAGAACTTCTAAAGTCGCATTCGGTAGTAAGACTACCGATAAAGGAACTTAATAATAACAATGTATTTAGACAAAGGAGACAATCATGGCTAATACAAATAAACCTGATGGTTTTACCCCTGCGTATCATATGTACGGTGGTGTTATTCGTCCTGCTAAAATGAGAATCGCAAGTGCAACTAACGCATCAATCTTTTCAGGTGATGTAGTTAATTTATCTAGCGGATATGTCATTCAAGGCACGGCGACAGGCACTCCTGTAGGTGTGTTTTACGGGGTATACTATACCGCAACTGACGGTACTCCAACTTTTTCAAAAGTTTGGACTGCTGACACTGCGACACTAGGCGGAGAAGATGCAGAAGCTCTTGTTTACAATGACCCTGGAATTGTATACGAAGCTCAATTTACAGCAGGTACACCTGCAGTAAGTTTCATCGGCTCTAAATACACTCTTTCTACTACTGCTGGTTCAACAGTAAATGGTAGGTCTAAAGAGGGTGTGACTGCAACAACATCAAGTGGTGTAGCGTTATGTGTAGGATTCGCTTCGCAACCAAGCAACTCAATAGGTGCTTATGCGAGAGGACTCTTTACATTCCCTACTAACACGTTTGCTGTATAATCTAAGGAGAATAAATAATGGCAATTAATAGAGCCCAACTAGTCAAAGAACTAGTACCTGGACTTCATGCTCTCTTTGGATTAGAGTATGAAAGATACAATAATGAACACGAAGACATCTTCGACACCGAAAGTTCTGAAAGAGCGTTTGAGGAAGAAGTAATGTTAAGTGGGTTTGGTGAAGCACCGACTAAGGGAGAAGGAGCAGCAGTCGTTTACGATACAGCTCAAGAATCTTGGACATCACGTTTCACACACGAGACAGTAGCATTAGCGTTTGCGTTAACTGAAGAAGCTATCGAAGATAACCTCTACGATACACTTTCTTCAAGATACACAAGAGCTTTAGCTAGGTCAATGCAAACTACTAAACAAGTGAAAGCAGCTAATGTATTAAACAATGCATTTAGTTCTTCATATGTTGGTGGTGATGGAAAAGAGCTTTGTGCTACAGACCATCCAACTGTTGCTAACGTGGACTTAAAAAATGAGCTAAGCACTGCAGCTGACTTAAATGAAACTTCTCTTGAACAAGCGTTGATTGACATCGCTGACTTCAAAGACGAAAGAAATCTTAAAGTTAATGCACAGGCGAAAAAATTAATTATTCCGCCTGCTTTGCAATTTGTAGCTGATAGACTCATGGACACTCCTGGAAGAGTTGGTACTTCAGATAATGACATCAATGCTATTAGAAACATGGGAATGATTTCTGATGGTTATGTTGTAAACCATTATCTTACAGATACTGATGCTTTCTTTATCAAAACTGACGTTCCTAACGGATTAAAACATTTCGTTAGAACTCCTGTATCAACTAGTATGGAAGGCGACTTCGAAACTGGTAATGTAAGATACAAAGCTAGAGAACGTTACAGCTTTGGTTGGAGTGATTGGAGAGGTATCTTCGGGTCACCTGGAGCATAACTCACTTTCGTGAAAAATTTAAGGGGACTTCGGTCCCCTTTCTTTTTTACAATTTATGGTATATCATGAGGAAAGTTCTAGGGAATATATTAACTATCTATCGACTGACCTAGCAGACAAGCCAAGACGATAGAATTTATTAAGGAGACTTAATATGGCAAAATCAACCTTTTCAGGTCCTGTACAATCATTAGCAGGATTTATATCAGCAGGTAATGCAAACGTAGTTAGCTTAACAGCAGACACTACTCTTACAGTAGCTTCGCATGCAGGTAAAATAATAACTTGTAATGACGCAGACGGTAAATTTACTTTACCTAGTATTGTAGCGACTGCTCCTGGAAGAGACGATGACCCTAATCAAACAAATAACTTAGGTGCGTCTTTCTTTTTTGTAGTCGAAACAGCAGCAACAGACATGGATATTTTAACTGACGGCACTGACAAATTTGTTGGTGGTCTTTACACTGGTGTAACAGACGCAACAGGTAAAACTTTTATTTCTGGTGCATCTAATGACGTTATTACTATGAATGGAAGCACTAAAGGTGGACTAGCGGGAAGTATCGTTAAAGTTACTGCTATGGCTTCGGCTAAGTATGCAGTAGAAGGTATTATACTAGGCTCAGGCACTTTAGTTACACCATTCGCAGACGCGTAAGGGAGGTAAACTATGGCTAATACAGTCACAGGACCAACTAATCAACTAGACGGTGAGAAAAAACTTATTGTTTACTGTTCTGTTTTATCAGACGGAAGTGCTAGTAGTACAACCCTAGTGGACGTTTCTGCTTTAAACACTTCAACATTAAACGGTAATTCATGTGCACACGTTTCTTTAAATAAAATTTGGTACACTTGTACGGGGGCACCTGATGCACCTGCTTCTCTTGATTGGGACGCTACTACAGATGTAACTTTTTTAACACTTGGTTACGATAATTCATTTGATTTTAGTGACATAGGTGGTTTAAAGAATACTGCAGCTTCAGGGTATTCAGGGGATGTACTTTTAGTTATTCCTTCAACTTCTGATGCAGGTAATGAATACACTGTTTGGTGTGAGTTTTTAAAGTATTACGAAGCTCCAGGTTCATAAACTATGGCGACTTCAGGTACTCGCACATTTAGTTTAAATGTAGCAACAGCTATCGAAGAGGCGTACGAGCTTGCAGGTTTGGAAGCTCGTACGTCTTATGATGCAATAACTGCAAGACGTTCTTTGAATATTATGTTTGCTGATTGGTCAAACAGAGGTATTCAAATGTGGGAAATAAATAAAGTAGAACTTACTTTAACTGAAGGAACTAGTGAATACACAATTAATGCTTTCGACATAGATGTTTTAGACGCTTATATACAAAAAAATGTTAGCGATGTTATTACCGATTATACTATAGACAGAATAGACAGAAATGAGTTTATAGGTATTCCTAATAAAGCAACTAAAGCCAGACCTACAGAATATTGGTTAGAACGATTGAAAACACCAGTAATTCATCTTTATCCAACACCAGAGAACTCAACAGACAAACTCATTTACTATGTTTGGCGTAGAATAGAAGACGCAGACGCATCAGTACAAGATATAGACATACCGAGCAGGTTTATGCCTTGTTTAGCTTCAGGGTTGGCTTATTACTTATGTTTAAAAAAGAACACACAAAAACTACCTATTATAAAACAACAATACGAACAAGATTTATTAAACGCTCTTAAATACGACGAGGATAGGTCTCCGTTGAAAATAGTACCTAAACATGAGTATATATAATGAGTTACGCTTCTGGTAAATTTGCTAAATTTGTTTGTGATACATGCGGTTTTGCTTATCCTTATAAAACTGCAAAAACGACTTGGGACGGTAATAGAGTATGTGAAGAGTGTTACGAGCCTAAACACCCACAATCAGACCCACCTAATATAGGAGCTGATGCAGAAGCTCTTTGGAAACCAAGACCAGAAGTTAAATTACCTAAAGCTCAATTAGGTGTTGTAATAACAAATAATGCTTCTGCTGCAGGAATGACTTTTAAAAGTGACCCAATAGGTAGTACACTAGAGGGACAAGAAATAACTGGAACACTTGGTGACGTAACAGTGAGTATAACATAATGGCAGGATTTACATATAGTGGATTAAAAACCGCAATACAAAACTATTTAGACAGTACCGAATCGACTTTTACAAGTACATTAGATACGTTTATTCAAACAACGGAAGAACGTATATTAAAATCAGTTGAATTACCTGTTTTTCGTAAAAATGTCGGCGGTAGCATGACGCAAAACAATACATATTTATCAACTCCCGATGATTTTTTATCTCCTTATAGTTTAGCTGTAATAGACGGAAGTAATAACTATTCTTATTTGTTATTAAAACAAGTTTCATTTATAAGAGATTACACACCAGCAGCAGCTACAACAGGCAAACCTCTTTACTACGCACAGTTTGATGATTCTC